CTTTATGTTGTATAAGTTCTGCCTTAGCGCCTTTGGCTAGCACCATTTCAGGGGTCTCCGCCCCATTAGGCATGTGGAGCCTTGCGGGAATGCCTAGGGTTTGCGCGACACGGGCGACGATTACCGCCTGGGGGCTACTACGCGAGCTGGCGGTTATAAGGCCGTCTGCGCCTTGTGCTAGCCGCCAGCAGCCCCTCACCTTACCACCGCTTACCCCGTTAATGGTAAACAAGTCATCGCGCTTTACCAAATACCCTCCATGCTCTTGTATGGGTGTTGGTTTAGTGAAGTTCTTTTTCTTAAACATGTTAATCTGTTTTAGTAAATGTCTGCCTCTGTTCCGTCACATTGCTTGTAGGCATCATCATTATCTTCTTCTTGTCTGCGTATCAGCATACGCAAACAATTTCTGACGTGGTCTTCGTCCATATCCCCTACTGCTATGCGCTCCCCCTTTTTAGTTGTCCAATATTCTTCTTTCATGTTTATGTGCTTTAGGTTACATGCTCGCGCTATGAGCACTCTATTTGTTCACAAAATAGAAACGGCGGGCTTGTAGCTGTAGCCGATTCGAGCTATTTCAATATCATCTCGGTACCCATCGAGACTCGTTGGCGTCCAATAGGCTTTCCGCCCCTGCCACCACATCGAGTCGCCTGTTTCAATCGCGCGTGAGTCTTCATTCACTTCCACCTTGATTGCGAGCTGTTCGCCGTCGTCTTCCACTACGATTTCGATGTGATCGTAGCCACCATTTGTTACAATTACGGTTCCTCCTGTCATAATATATGTCTCCTGAGTTGCCGACTGAGAACCAGACGGACTATTCAATTCATTTCGTTCCTCATTCATGTTTTGTATTTATCTTCCTCTGTTTTAAGAAACCCAAAACCCTCGGGCTCTTCATATAAAGCATACTCAAGGGCGCGGTTGTAGTAATCCTCACCCCATAATTCTATGATAGCTACTTTACAGCTTTCCACCACTGTTGGCATATCTTTGAGTTTTTTGTTTACTAAGCGCAAAGATGGGAAGCTGTTTTTGGTCTTACTTTTAAGCTTCTTTTTATTGTAGTCAAATAATCTCCCTTTTGGAGTAACGGAGGTTTCATCAAAAGCGTAGTCCCTGTCATTAGGGCAATGCAAAACAGCCCAATGGGAGAGCACTAGCTTATTATCAGGTGTCACTTGTAGCGGGAATAGCTGGCAATACACTGGTCTTTTTTCCCCGTGTTTGCACCCTGTTTTAGTCAAACAACGGCAACTACCTTCTTGAGAGAAGCGCCTGGGCAGGTTCATGCGCTTACTCTCTTCTTCTGTAGTTTCAACCTCTAGCGTAGGGCTGTTACAGCACTTAAATTCACAGTAGCCACAAAGAACTCTAAAGCGCAGGAACTTAGTGAAAGCTGGGGGGTTGTTTTTATCTGCGTGAGTTACTGTGTACATAATTAAACTATAAAGTCTGTTATTGTAAGGGTTGTGTCAACGTAGCGTTCTTCTATAGGACACCCAGAACTATACTCTGCTAAACAAAGGAAAATACGCCCATTAAAAAGAAACAAATTGTAATCGTCTTTTACGCAATGGTTGTAAGCTTCTTCTAGTGTCCTTGCTATCTTGGACTCGTGTAATTTTCTAACTGCTTTGATATATGTGCTCATAGTGTGTTTTGGTTATACCTACCTATCGGGCGTTCATGCCACAAAAAACCCCCTTCAAGTGTTACCTCAAAGGGGGTTTTAATTCAACTTATGCCTAAGTCTAAATGGTGCTATTCTTCTTCGCTTGCAACTTCCGCCGCAATTGCAAAGTTAAACTTTTCACCCTTAGCCTCGCAGTAGCCACGGATGGCTTGCCAAGCATTACGGGCAGCAAACAAGGATTCACGCTCGTTTGGCACGCCGCAAGCCTTGTCGATTTCTTCAACCATCTCTGGTGTTAAGCCACCTTCGAGTCCATGCGCAGCAAAAACTGTGCCACATGAGTAAGGGCGGTTTCCTGTAACTTCCACGTTACGGATTCCAGGCAAACCCTTCTTAGGCTTTGGCGCAGCCTTAGCTTTCTTTTTCTTTTCCGCAGGAGCCTTGTCGCCTTTCTTGGCGGGGGCTTTTTCTTCCTTGGCGTCGGCAAGAATGTTGATTTCGTCAGCGGAGGCAAGCTTCTTGAATTGCTTTGCTTGGTCCTTGTCGAGGCCTTCTGGGGCATCCTCACCAACGAGCTTTGTAAGGCGCTTTGTGAGGATGGTTTTGGTGAGTTTTACTACTTGAGCCTCTTTTTTACCTGAGGCTACAAATAGGGCGATTGCTTCTTTTCTTGTGATGTCCATGATGTTATTTTTTGGTGTGTTAAAAACAAGCAACATTAGCTTGCAATGTGTTTATCGCACTACCAACACGAAAAAGTTTAATTTTTTAATATGAAGTAAAAAGGGGCTCACGCATTGTAGCTATACGCAAGCCCCTTCCCCATTACTATTACATCATTGTCTTAACAAACAGGAGGGTGTGATGAAAAGGCACACCCTCCAATTACATGTATCGGTGCAACCACCGTAAAAACTACCAAACAGATTTGACGCCAGCGGCACAAACATCAAAGCAATTAGCAACGGTACAGCATTTGTAAGTAGAAAACCCACCATCCCGCTTTGCTATGTAGTTCAGTCTTTGTATGCCCCGCTCCTTTTCCTCTGGGGTCTCATTGATACCAATCATAGCAGTAACGTGTGCAACCTTTCTTTTATCCTCACTAAAGTTATTCATGGTCAGCACTTTCTCATCATAACTAGCGGCATTGGCCTGCGTAGCGGTGATGACACAAATATGGTATTTCATGCTAATGGCACGCAATTGCTTCCAAGTCTCATTGATTTGATTCCTCACCTCCATCCCCCCATCAGGCATCGCCAAAATATCAGCGTAATCAATCATAACAACATCAGGCAACCACCCCTCTCGGCTCCATGCCTCTAGCTGGGAGTTTATGCCCCTTACGCTCAGACTACTACTAGGATGTGTTTGCACCTCAAGGAACTTGTCCTTGCTCCTTAGCTTGGTTTTTTGGAACTCGTCTAAGGCATCAAAAGTTCCTTGCACACTAAGCCCTTTCGTGACTACAACCTCTTTATTTTTTATTTTAACACTCTTCCCATTAACTACAAGGTCTATAGGCTTCTTGAATGTTTTGGCTTTTAGTGGCACCCTAGCCACCCGTTGAGAAAAACGCCGTATCCATTGGTTTTGGCTCATGTCACCCACACTAAAAACAGCTACCCGTTTTCTACTTAACAAAGCCCTATACACACACTCCATCAGCCACTGGCTCTTGCCCCGCTTCTCAGGGGCAAGGAAGCTGATAAAGGTGTCCCGTGCAAAAATATCATCAAAGAAATCACGCAAACCATTATTGAATTTTATGAGTAAATTTTTAGCCTCATCTACCTGTATGGCTTCTTTAATAACCTCCCTGTCTTTAAATGGGTCTACCCCACTAGCACCACTAAGCTCTGGCTTGTTAAAGTTCTGCATCACGGCAATGGCCTCTACCACTTTGCCACGGTCTATCAACCCCTGTGCTATCTCATTGGCTTTACTGACGCTTACCTCACTGAAGTATTCCTGCGCCATATCCAAGATACTATCTGGGTTTATTTCCTTATCTTTATTGGAGTATTCGTCACTAAGCTCCGCTAAAAATTTATCAATAAGATCTACGGTTTTGTCATCCATTGGGCGTTCCTCTGCCCAGCTTTCAAATATAGCCTCTATATCTGCTTTAGGGGGCTTCTCATATCGCTTAAAGTAATCTACAGCCCAATTACCAATCATGTTCGACCAAGCGTTCCTAAATAACCCCTCTTTGCACCACTTAGAGGTAATCCTAGCTAAGACGTAATCATTGACCAGCATGGCTACTAAGATTCGCCTTTCTTTGTGACTTTCTTTTTTAAGTATTTTCATGTTTATTTATTCTGTAAATATTCTATCCAACTACGCACCCTAGCCTCCCAGTTACCTGTGGGAATTATGGCATACTCTTTGCCTTCAAAGGCAATAGTAACCGTCATATAGTATAATGTATCTGACCCCTGTATATAGTTATACACGGCACTTATAGAGGCGTATATGCTTTTATTGTTTTTGTGAATGTTGTCAGCGGCTATTAGTATTTCTTGCCCAGTCATACAGTCTCCTCCTCTATACCGTCGTGCTTACCTTTGTTATCGTCATTCTCATCAAACCTTAGCATGTGGTCATATAAAGCCTCAAACTTCTTTCTAAACGACTCCGCACTCACCGCCCTCGGTATGTATGGGTCTTTGTAACGCAGCCCATAGAATTTAAGCACCTCTTTGATGATAGTTTCCGCACTATCATTCCCTTTCATATCAAAGGTGCGTAGTAGCCTAAAATGTTCTAGGTATTTTTTATAGTTGACAGATTTAATACGTCCATTGGCCTTGAGAACTTTTTCTATGAAGTAAGTAGTTGCTTTTTTATCAAAGGCTGAAGCTTTATTAACAGGATTGCCAAAAGTAGCCACTGGGTTCTTACTTCCTTTCTTTGGCACATCCATTTTATCAACTAAGCGTAGAGCTTTGTGCATATTTGCCACCAATATTCTAACATGCCGCCTAGCGGGTACTCCCCTCTTGCATTGTTCTATATAATTCCTATTGGTTAAGTTTTGTAGCAACCTTCTTTGTTGGTTATCACTTAAACCTAGATCAGATTTTATCTTCGCCACTGGAACAAACACCCACCCCTCGGAGTCGGCCTTGCAATTTAGTAAGAAGGATAGCACAACAGCATGTTCTAGATCAAGTATCTTAATTAGCGTTTTGCTAAACATAAACCAAGAACCAGAGGCGTATAGGTTTGTAAGTTCTTTTGTACTAATTCTAACGTCTTCCATAAATTTTGTTTGCTTTTTGGGGGTAATGCGCGATAAGTAAGTATAAGCGGTTGGCGTGGTTGCCTGTGGCTTGTTATGTTAAAGCCCTAGGTGTTAAAGCCTAGGGCTTTTTAACACCCTTGTGTTACCCCATACCTCGGTCGCAAGGCGTTTGTCGGGCATTTATAGGGCATAATCATGTTAGGCACGGGAGGGCTCGATGAAGGTTTGGCGGAGCTCGGCTATTTCCTCTTTACAGGCACTCCCCGCATCTTTGGCATCGAGGGTTACTACGTAAGTATCACCCTCGTATAAACTAAGGGTATTTGCTAGTGAATTTCCTCTAGCCACCGCCTCGGGGTCTGAGTCGAAGCAGACTACTCTAGTGGGGTATTTCACCATATCCGCAACTTGCTCAATGCTGTAAGTTGTCCCGCAAGTAGCCACTGCGCCAGGTCCGATACGCATTGCATCAAAAGGACCTTCTGTTATAATAACAGCATCACGGGCGTAATGCTCTCCAAATAAAACTTTCTTATGTGGGTAAACCTCATCACTTTCTTTGGCGCTTATGTAACGCATCTCTAATGTGTCTTTTATAGATCTTGTAGTAAAGCTAACCTCAATGCCATTGTAAAATATAGGAATGTAAATACGCCAATTGAACCCGATAGAAACAGGTATTCCTTTAAGCCCCCAAAGTCTAGCATCTTCTTTCGTAAAGCCTCTTCGTTGCAAATACTGAATATGTTGCTTCCAAAGCCTCCCAACTCCAATTGGCCTCTTTACTTTGCCACGTCCCTCGAACTTGATAGAGACAGATGAATTCGTAGAGAGGTTTCCAACTAAATCTTTCAACTCTCCGTAATGATGCTTACCTGTGTATTCAAGCATTACAGACATCACACTTTTTTTACCACACCTCCAGCAATTGCAGTATGATCCGCTGATATTATACCCTAAGTGAAGTTTTCCTGTATCCCGTCCACAGAATGGACAGTCTAGTTGAATCCATCCGTGTCTTGCGTGTCTATGCCCACTTGATACATAGTGTATGTTGAATTGATCGAGTATCTCTTTAAATTCCATTAACCAGAATATGGGTCGTTCTTTGGGTCGTATTCTTTACTAGCGGCTTTGCATGAGCCATTGTTTGACCGTTTATCTGGGAATATTTTAGCCCCCTCAGCCCCTACTTGAGCGTAACGGCTCATAAGGGCTTCAATTACACCCTTCATGCTATGCCCCTCCCTGCAACACCTTGCTTTGAAGGCGGCATGGAGATTAGGGCTTACGCTTTTTATGACTAGTTCTTTGTATCTCATTATTATATTCTTCCTTACTTTGGGCACACTTTACTATCTCATACATCCAGGCATAAAATAACATCAGCCCCAAACTTAGCACAATGCCAAGGCATAGGAGCATTCCAATTATCATTATTATGTGCTTAAACTCCATTGGCCATTTGTTTTATTAGTTCTGTTGAGAGGTCTAGGCCGTAAGCTTCGTCACTTCCATCCACCCCATCTATGATTTGTTGTTGTATTCTGTTCTTCTTTTGCAGTAGTGCGGCATGGTGCTCCTCTACCGTCCCTGTTGCTATTAAGTAGTAGACGTTGACATTTTTAAGTTGGCCTATACGGTGAGCCCTGTCCGTAGCTTGATTCATCCATCCTGGGACAACCCACAGTTCTAAAAAAGCTACTAGGCTTGCAGCGTGAAGTGTGATACCTTCTCTAGCGGCAAGGGTTCCGATAAACACTCTGATTTTTGGGTTGTTTTGGAATTGGCGCATAGCCACTGGCCTATCCTCTGGCTTCGTTCCACCGTGAATGGAGACGCAGATGTCACCAAACCTCTTTTGCAATGCCTTCACTGCAGCCCTATGGTGGCAGAAAAGAATAATTTTTTCATCCGTGCTATTAAGCATCCCTTGAACCCAGTCAGCGGCTTGTGTGAATTTAAGCTTTGCCGTGAGTTTGCGTAAAGCAGACATTTTAGACACCGCTTCAGCTTTGGCCGCTTTCTTTGCTTTGCCCTCACCGTAATTAGCCCTAACCCATTCAATGAAGTCAGTTTCAGCTTTCTCGTAAAGCTTCCTCTTTTTAGGTGGTAGCACTATGGGGATGACTTGCTCTGTCTTTGGGGGCAGCTCTTTTAGTACATCTTTCTTACGCCTACGGATCATCACATCAGCTAATAAGATCTCCCTTAATTTCTTTTTATTCCTAGCGCCATTGAATTGCCACCCCCAGGGAGCCTTATGGGGGGCGCAATACTCCCATGCAAATTTTGGGAAAGATGGGAATAGGTCTGGCCTTACTATGTGAAGCAAAGGCCATAGATTCTTTGGGGTGTTTGTCATCGGTGTCCCCGTAGTGACAATTTTATGTGGTATAGTCCTTGAGAGTTTTATAGCGGCCTTTGTCCACCCCGTATCCCTATTGCCTAGGTTATGCCCTTCATCAAAAATAATCACACTAGGTTTAAGCTTCTCTAAGTAAGCTGCCCAGTATTTGAGTATGTGGTAATTTAGAACTATTATGGGTGGGTGTGGTATGAGGGGGCTTACTGTGCTAGGAGGTTTCGTCCCCTCCAACACTTCCACAGCTAGCCCAAAGTGTTTAAAGGCCTCATCCTTCCACACCGTTTTAACAGAGGCCGGGCAAACTACAATGGCTGGGCGTTTCTTTGTTTTAAGTAAATAAAGCAGAACTTGAAATGTATTATGTGTCACAACATAATCATCTGTAACATAAAGGCTGTCTTCCGCTGCAACGGATATACATTGTGTCTCTGTTTTTCTAGAGTAAACAATAGATTCTATTGTGGCGTTACCTTTCCAATTGCCAGCAGGTTTCCAGTTTTTGGCTTTTCTTTTCAAGTAAAAGGGGCATTCCCATACCTTTACATTTACTTGAAATTCTATGCCTTTGTCATCTTTCGTTCTGTCATAAGCGTGTTTTAGTGCAAGCCCCCCCAATGAGCGTACAAGTTCCACTACACCATCTGCTAACTTTTCACTCATTGTATGAAAAGTTATGCGGTTTCCCACGGAACACCCGTCTGTATCCATCAGGCCGCGCAGTAGATCAAAGCGCTGGCTTACACTCCCATTTAGGTATTCTTCTGGTATGTGCTTATAAATACTTTCTACATTGACACCTAGTCTAATAATTTCTTCTTGTATAGGGTTTTTTCTGTGCTCTTTGTAGCATAGTCTATAGCTGGGGCAAGCACCCTTTGATGTGTGCTTATTCATACTCCACATAATGGTAAGGCGCTTTCTTACAATACCTATTATTTCTTTATCTATATCAGGGGTTGTAACAACAACAAACCCATCGGTGGTAGAGCCATCACCAAGGATAACCCCCATAAAATAGGGGTCTATTTTATATGCACGGGTAGGCCGTTCTATTGGGGATACCATAGGTATTTGAAAGCTTTGGCGTCCTTTGTGCTCTAGCAGTTGCCTTGTGGTCTTCACAGACCACCCTTTATTTTGACTAAACTCTGTGTCGCGCACCTTCCACAAATGATCTATGCCACACTCGGTTGATGCACCCCCTCTCATAGTAACCCTATACACATCTTTTACCCCTTGTGGAAATACTCCAGTTACTGTGGTAGGCTTACCGTCTTTCCCAGATATAATAGAACCAACAGCGAGCTCCCCCATTGTAGTCCACCCTGAGGGGGTTGCTATTTTGGCGTCTAGGGGCTGATCTTTGCCGAGTCCCATATCATCCCCAAGTATGGCATTCCCACCCCATGCGTGAATTTGCTTTGCACCTACAACTTGATAGGGTTTTGGCTTGGTGTAGCCTCTGCTTTTAGTTTTTGCTGGCATCAGGGAAATTAAACTCATCTACACTTGCAAGAGCTTTGTTTGTATCATCACGGAATTCTTGCAAGCTTTCCATAATCAGTGTTTTGGTGCTTTCATTGTTACCACAATTGTTCAACAAAGTGTCGCCCACTTGTTTTAGAGCTGTGTCAAAGGACATTTTAAGCATGTCTGTGAAATACCTCATGGAGGTAAATATAGAGGCTTTTATGGTGTTTTTATTGAACCACCTGTAAATGTAATCCCCATGCATATGCTCAAGGCTTGCGTATAGCTCGATTACATTATCATAAGTGGCGACCTTCCCTACCCCTTTTCCTATATGGCAAACTACTTTCCCGTCGGCAAAGCGCACTTCACACTCTACGTCTATGAAAGCCGCTATAGCGTGCTTTTGTTGAATGAAGGCTTGTAACTCCATTGTTTGTATTTGTTGTGGGTCTGCTACCATAATGAATCGTGTATTTGGCTAAATCTGCGCCCCGTGTCGGGCTTTTCGAGTGTGTGCTGGTATAGGGCTGGCTGCGGCATGGGGTAAAGCCCTTGTCGGGCAAATTTAGCCCCTTGTTTGCCCCATGAATAACTTGCTTGCGTTGGTATGTATATCGGGTCGCCCAAACAAATGATACCCTAGCTCTTCAAACGCACTTACTACTTGCGGTTGCTTCCACCCTAGGGTTCTTTTTAAGTAGTCCTTCACGCTTGAGCGGTAGTTCCTTGGGGTGCCGCCCTTGCCATCAATGATGCATTGGAGTTCCTTGGGGGCATAAAGTATGAGGTTGAGTAATTGGTAGCCGTCTACACTCAAACTATTTTTAAGGTAGTCCATGTCCAGGAAGGCGGCTTTTTCTTTCTGTGCCACATTCTCTAGCATCTCTGGCTCTACCGCTGTGTGGTACTTAGTGGAGCGTGTCCAAATGGGCCTGTAAATATCAAGCAAGCCCATCCATACCCAGCTTCTGAAATGTGTTGTTCTACTTACCGTGCAAGTCGCAGGGTCCCACTGGTTGTAGGCTTTCATAAATATCGTGTTTGCATTGCTAATATACTCATCAACATCACCACAATACTTACGGGCAAACCCGTGACAAGTATGATAAATTAGTTTTTCGATTTCTTTGTATGTTTCTTCGGCGGTTGGTTTCTCTATTGTGGTTGTCATTTTATTATTATTTATGGTTTCTTTGTTATGCGTTCTTGAGCCCGTTTTGGGTCTCCTTTGCAAAAAATCAATACGTTTTGGTGAAGCTTTACAACTTTTCTATTACCACGTATGAAGGTATTGTTTGCTCTTAATGGTGCCGTTCCAGCACAGTTTACTAAGATGATGTCGTTATAGAAGAAGCACCCCGCATCCTCAAACGCCCTAATGGTGTCTCCGACAAAGTCATGGATACGGCCTGTATTCTTATCTCTAAAGTTGGCAACAACCCATCCTGCAAACCTGTTGTTTTTGAGCTTTTGGGCGGCAAGCCTGATAATTTCACGGTAAGTAACAAGAAATTCATCATACTCTTTATTGCTAATATCTTCAGGTGCATCACTGTAAACTTCTAAATCCCCGTATGGGGGGCAACTAAACAAGAAATCTGCTTTAGGCGCTTCAGCCATTTTAACTAAGCTGTCCCCTTGATGCCACTTTGGTTTATATTTGCCTGTCGTGATCTCGTTGATTTGCTCAATGTTGGCGGTTATTTGCTTTGCACTGAGGTCATTCCCCCAATACTTAAAATCCATTACACTTGCTACAATGCCCCTCACGCTCCCCCCAGCAAAGGGGTCTACAATAACGCCCTCAGGGGGAGCAAACCACTTGTAACAGAGTTCACATACGTTGGGATCAAATACACTTGTTTGGGCAACGCCTGAGGGTCCTTTGCGGTATTCGTTCAGCTTGGCGGAGAAGGTCATGTTATCCTCCCTACCCTCCTCGCTACGCATACCAAGGGCTCTCCACTTCCGCTTACGCGCTTGCCACTCACCTTCTCTTGTATTCCACACACTAAACGGGGGGATGAGAAACTTGTCATGAAGCACGCTTCTTGATGCAGGTGTAATGGGTCCAAGTAGCCCCATGCCGTTTAGTTTCTGATTTATGTCTGTTGCCATTTTATGTGAGTAATGTGTGTAAGTGGTAAAGCTTGCGCAGCCCCGTATTGCATAGCAATACTAAATTTAAGTTCGTTTAATTAAACTTGTTCTAGTGATTACTCTTTGCTCTCGTTTAGTAACATCAAACCCCTGCTCTTCTTGCTCTCGTTTAGTAACATCAAACCCCTGCTCTTCCATCAACGTAATGGCTCTCACAAGAGCATCCAATTTGTGTAAGAAGTAGTGGTTTTTAGGATCACCAAAAACCCTCCAGCCTTGTGGTCGTTGTGGTGGTGCTGGGCGTTCACACTCCTCAGGCATAACTGCCCCACTCATCATGTGGGGCACAACTTGAATAATGTGGTTCTTAAAGTAGCCCTCCTGCATAGTCCTCCATGCCTCGTAAGTCCGCCACAGGGGTGTCTCTAGGATTGTGTGGAATAAAGAGGCGGGTTTATCCGTCCCCATTTTCTTCCATTTAGCAAACAACAAGAAACCATTCCGTTCGGCGTATTGTTCTTTAAATTGTGTTTCAGCTAACTCACGGCAATGCGCCATGATGTCTTTTCTTTTTGCATCCACGCAAAGCAATTGCGCCCCCATTTGGTAGAGAAAGTCGTAGTAGAAGTCTTTCAAATCTTGATTGCTCATTTGTTGCATATCTTTCTTTACGCTCTGCCCTATAGCTTTGCATTGGTTCACTGGGTGGTCCGCTTTCCATATTGTTAGTGTCTTTGCCATATTGTTTCCTTTTGTTTTATTGTTGATGTTATACTTTAATTGAATTGTGGTTTTCCCCTAATTGGGATTCTACTTCACACCCATCTTTCTCTAGCCTTATAACAAGCTCCTCTGGCTCGGTGTAAACTTTCTTCTTCCAGTTGTTCTTGGTAATTGCCAGCGGCAATCCACAAAATGCGTTGATAGTTTTTGGCGGTGTCTTTTAACTCTTCTTCTTCCCAACCGCCAGTATCTGCTAACTCACGGGCAATACTGATGGCTCCCATTGTTTGGTCGCTCCAGTCAATTTTGCTAGCCCAGTGCTCACAGTCCTCGTCACAAGCTCCTTGGTGGTGGCACTCTAGGAGGGCTTGTATGGGGAGTAATAGCTCTCCGTGTTCGAAGTATATAGTTTCAATGCTCATGTGATTGTGTGGTTTATTGTTATGTTATTCAATGGCTTTGTTGCCATATTTATATAATACCATAATGTAACATTCAACCAAGCTTTATTTTTACTTCTTTTACTCCGTATCGTTATTTTAGGCATAGTTCTTCTTTCGTTTTTGTTATTTCTATACCAAGGAATTCGTTCAGCCATTTGGCTTTATTTTCATCTAAAGCCTGCTGGACATCTTCTGGCAAGTGCAGGCAATTAGATATGCAGTGCTCTTTGAGTTTTACTTTTATGAATTCAAAGCTTTGTAGTGTGTCTTTCATAGTGTTTTATTCCTATTCATTCTAATGGCTGTTAGCTCTTTTTCTCGGGCAGAGTTGTAAGTGCCTATTTCACTTTCATTTAAAAACATAGCCTCATAATTAGGCAACTCCTCTCCATCTATCGTGTACGCTGGCTTGGCTAGTCGGAGAGTTTTGTAATGCGCAAAATCAGGGTGAATTCCTTGCCTTGTATTCCCTAGGAATACTTCTTGTTTTGTTTTTGGTGGATGTGTTTTCATATAGAGTATTTTTTAAGAGTTAGTGCAAACCTCAGTGCCGCAATAGTTCGGACACCAAATCAGCCGTGCTTGCTGGCCTAGCACCAATTTTAGGTTTTGCGGTGATCTCGGAAGTCTTGGAATCCTCAGAGTAATCGAGGTCATTTACCTCATAATACTCACCACCGACATACTCAAAGGAGTCGATGAACGATTGCGAGTTATTCGCAGCACTGTTTATCCATTCACGAGCTTGCTTTTCGTTATGAAATCCAGCCCACTCGTTAAAAGGGCTCGATCCTGATGTGTCGCAAAAGTGGAGAGGGTTGGAAGAATCAAACCATTCGGGCTGACTCGATTGGCGGGCGTATGCGTAACAATATTCTGTGATTTTCATTTTTATATTCTCGTATTTAGTGTGATGTCGCGCCGAGAGTCGGCACCCGAAAGCCCGCGCAACTCCGAAGAGAGGGCGGGCACCGGGGTTTTTGCCCCTTGGTTATTTATATCCATGTTATTTTAGTCCTCTTCGTATTCTGGTGTAGTGCCTAGGATCATGTCTGAGGCTTTCTGTGCGGCACCCGCAGCAACTACGAGCATTTTATTATCGTCCCTCAGCTTACCAATCCACATTTTGATGTAAGCGGCCTCGTCCTCAATTACCAAGTCTGAGATACCTGCGTTAGAGGATAAAAAGCAAGCAGTCATCTCAGCTACAAGTTCCTCATAGGCGTATGCCTTATCACCGTAACGCTTGCCATACTCACGCTTGAGCCTGTCTTTGTGTCCTGTGCTATGCCCCATTTCATGAAACAACACTGAGTAATAACTACTCTCACTTATAAAAGTTTCCTTTAGCGGCATACGGATGATGTCCTCCTTTAGGCTATACAAAGCACTAGCGCAACCGTGTTCAATGGGAGGGCAATCCTCCCAATTGGTGATGATGTTCTCTGCCTTTTCAACAGGGGTAAACTCAATGGTATCATCGGCACCAACTTCAGGCCATTCAATACCCTCAATTTGCTCAGCGTTGAATACTGTGTAGTAACGCATAAAGGGGATTTGTTGGGGCTTTCCATTAGCACCCATAACAACTTGCCCACCTTCTTTTTTATCAAAGAAGTTCCAAAACACAACGGGGTAGCCCTTGCTGCCTTTGATAATTTGCCCTCCTTTTTCCTTGGCTTGCTTGTAAGTCAAGAAGTAGGGGAGTTTGTAGCCCTCAGCGGCTACAATAGAGTTAAGCAGGAGCCAGTTGAAGCCACGGTAGGCTTTCTTGCTAACAAAGTTCTGTGCCTCTGTATTAGTGGAGTTCCATTGGCGCTTCCAAGGGATTACGCCACGTTCTAGGATTTCGATGACGCGTTCTGTGATAACGTCGTATGATGTTTTTTTCATTCTATTGTGTGGGTTGGTTGTTATGTTTGGTATTTAAACTTCTATGTGTTGTGGTATGTGTGGTTGCTTCCTTCTAAAACTAACATTCTAGAAGCTCTGTTGCTACTACTGTCTAGCCCTTCTTTGTCAGGGTCGGCCAATCGCATCATCTGTAGGTAGTCGCTATGCTCTACCTCTACTATAACTTCTTCTGGGAAAAAGTCTCTTACATTCATTACCACAGAGGTGCTACCCCTGTCCCCATACTCGTAGGTGAAACCAACTAAGGTGTCACCATGCCCCGCAGCGATGGCCTCTTGGAGGCTATCGTGCAACTCTTTTACTGTTATGTTATTTTTTACCATGACACAAATACTACACAATCACACAAGCAAGGCAAACCATTCTACAAAGGAATAAAAACAAGGCGGCAGGTAATTCAAAAGCCCCGACATTTGCGTTTGTCGTGGCTTTGTTTGTTTGCAGCTATACTAGCCTAGGCAGTGGGTTGAAAAGCCCGTGTCGGGCAACGTCGCAAGCCCTTATGCTTCTTCTTGTGGGTTGGCTATTACTTTAGTCGCAAAGCTGGGCTGCAAGTCTCATTAAAGCCTTTCCACCACGCCTCATTGTCAGCCATGTTTTGTTCTACAAGCTTGCGCATTTTTTCACTATCCCCTGCCCTATGCCCCAGTTTGTAGGGTCCTCCTGGGGTGTAGTCACGGCCTTTGGAGCCGTCAAACTCACGTCCTGTGTCTTGTCCATCTTTGTAGGCTTTTTTAGTGTCTAATTTCATAGCTAGCTATCGTCCTGTTCTGAGGCATCAATTGTGTCTTGCATAGTGTGCCCTCCACCACCTAAAAATTCATGGTCGGCATCTAACGCCATTACAATAGAGGAGTACCAGTAGCCTTTAGCTCTGTCATACTCTGCATCTTCCCAAGGTATCAGGTCTATGGCTTCTTGTGCCAGTTCTTTGATCTCTTCTTTAATTTCTTCTAGTCGTGTTTTATCAATTTTCATTGTAGTAGTCTCCTATTTTTTGCAATACACTTCAAACAAAGTGCGTCGAGCTGTTTGTGCCTTTCCTATAACCTCATCGTAGTGAGCAATAGTGCTTTCAATGGCAGCTTCCTTGTAGTGTGTTTTAAGCCTCTCAAAGGTAAGGGCATCTGTGAGCCCTTTTATAAGGGCACCTTTAAACTCCTCGTGCAACCTCTTACAAGTAGCCCCAGAGAGTGTGTGTCCGTAGCAAGCCTTCCACCATAAACCAACTCTATTGCTGAAAGGGTATGTGGTAACTTCTATTTCTGGTAATGGTTTCCCCCTGAGCATCATGGGAGGGGTGTGGTATGCTAATTCTCTTTTGG